AGCGTGAGAATATTGCTGATCGTGGCATCTGGACTGCGAAGAAGCGATATATTCTTAACGTGTGGAACAGTGAAGGTGTTGCATATACAGAACCCAAACTGAAGATGATGGGTATTGAGGCAGTCAAGTCATCTACTCCTGCTCCATGTAGGAAGATGATTAAGGATGCCTTGAAGTTGATGATGACTGGAACAGAAGAGGATGTTATTGAGTTCATTGATAAGTCTCGCGTAGAGTTCAAGAAACTGCCACCAGAGCAGATTTCTTTTCCTCGTTCTGTTTCTGATGTTCAGAAGTATAAGTCTCATTCTGATATCTACATCAAAGGAACTCCTATTCACTGCCGTGGAGCACTTCTCTATAATCACTACATTAAAGAGAATAAACTTACTAATAAGTATTCTTTAATTCAAAATGGTGAAAAGATTAAATTTTGTTATCTAAAGAAACCAAACATTATTCATGAAAACATCATCTCCTTTATTCAAGATTTTCCTAGTGAACTTAATCTTGACAAGTACATCGACTATGACTTACAATTTGAAAAGTCCTTTGTCGAACCGCTAAAAGCGATCCTTGATGCTATTGATTGGAATGTCGAAAAAACTGTAAACTTAGAACTATTTTTCTCCTAATGGATTTGCCTATCAACGATAAAGAACTTGCCATCATTGTCAGTGCGTTGAGACTGGGTGGTGATGCAGCACTTTATCAAAAAATGAATAAGATCAAAGAAATTCGTGACGCTAACCCAGGTGGACCTTACAAGAAAATTGCCCGTGAAGAATTTGGATTTGTAATTTAATGGATTTTTTAAAAGAGATTGTAAAAGAAATAGGAGATGACTTCACAAAAGTCGCAAGAGACATCGACGAAACTGAAAAGTATGTTGACACAGGTTCGTACATTTTTAACGGACTTGTTTCAGGGTCTATATTTGGTGGTGTATCTGGGAATAAGATTACTGCCATTGCTGGTGAGTCTAGCACTGGCAAAACTTTCTTCAGTTTGGCAGTCGTCAAGAACTTCCTTGATGCTAATCCTGATGGGTATTGTCTATATTTTGACACTGAAGCCGCTGTTAATAAGTCTCTTATCGCAAGTCGGGGCATCGACCTTGATCGTCTGGTAGTTGTCAATGTGGTGACGATTGAGGAGTTTCGCAGCAAGGCGCTAAAGGCAGTAGACATTTACTTAAAAAAACCTGTAGACGAACGCAAACCCTGTATGTTTGTGTTAGACTCTCTTGGTATGCTTTCTACAGAGAAAGAGATCACTGATACACTGAACGACAAACAAGTTCGTGACATGACCAAATCACAATTGGTCAAAGGTGCATTCAGAATGTTGACTCTGAAACTGGGACAAGCAAATATTCCTATGATTGTTACCAACCACACTTACGATGTCATTGGCGCTTATGTTCCTACAAAAGAAATGGGTGGAGGCAGTGGACTCAAGTATGCTGCATCTACAATCATCTATCTCAGCAAAAAGAAAGAAAAGGATGGAACAGAAGTCATTGGAAACCTTATTAAGGCTAAGACTCACAAGTCACGTTTAAGTAAGGAGAACAAGGATGTTACTATACGTCTTTATTACGATGAGCGTGGTCTTGATAGATATTATGGTTTATTGGAGTTGGGTGAACTCGGCGGTCTCTGGAAAAACGTGGCAGGTCGTTATGAGATAGACGGCAAGAAAGTCTATGCCAAAGCAATCTACAAAGATCCAGAGTCTTACTTCACTCCTGAAGTGATGGAGAAACTGGATGAAATCGCAAAAGAGGAATTTAGTTATGGATCCTGAAGAGTATGAGCACATCAACGATGACTTCCAAGATGGATGGTGGTTGTTACCAGAGTATCAAGATTCTGAAGACGGGGATCAACGTCAAGAAAGTAGTTGATCAACTGAAGAAGTATCCAGGAGACTGGGACCACCAGAAGAGTCTGGAAGGGTCTCAGTCTCTTGTTGACAGAGGATTTGCAGACTTGCCAGTAAGTGCATTACAACTTATAATAGGTGGTGTCAAACACAAAGACGACTTTGTGGGAGACTCTGAGATCAACATTAAAACCCCTGCCTATACACATCATAGTGAGATCCGAAAGATCATACGCAAGCACTTTAAGAATGCAGAAATTCACAGATGCGGTTTTCTTTCACTTCCTATTGATGAGATTGTAGGAGCACATATCGACGAAGGTGCATATTACCTCACTAGAAATAGATACCATCTCTCTATTGTTGGACGGTATCAGTATTTTTGTGGAGAGGAAAGTGTCATCGTTGAACCAGGCACTCTTCTGTGGTTCAATAATAAATTACCTCATGGCACTGTTAATATCGGTGATGAGACACGTATAACATTTGTATTTGACATTCCTCATGGACAAAGTTGAAATTCTGATTTTAAGAAATCTATTGTATAATGAGGAGTATCTTCGCAAAGTTATTCCCTTTATCAAAGCAGATTACTATGAAGATCCTCATCAAAAGATTACTTTTGAGGAAATTGAAAAATTTGTCACGGAATATAATCAACCTGCAACCAAAGAAGTTCTTTGTATTGAGGTAGAGAAGCGTCAAGATATTAATGATACTTCTTTTCAAGAAATTACTAAGTTGATTAGTTATCTTGAAGATGTTCCAACTGATTACGATTGGTTGTGTGATACTACAGAGAAGTGGTGCCGAGACCGTGCCATTTATCTGGCACTGATGGAATCCATTGCTCTTGCAGATGGGAAGGATAAAGAGAAAGATAGAGGTGCTATTCCTAGTATTCTGTCAAATGCATTGGCAGTTTCTTTTGATACAAATATCGGTCACGATTACCTGATTGATTATGAAAAAAGATACGAATCATACCACAAAAAGGAAGATCTCATCCCGTTCGACCTTGAGTATTTCAACAAGATTACGAAAGGTGGTCTCCCTAACAAGACGCTTAATATTGCTCTCGCTGGCACTGGTGTCGGTAAGAGTTTGTTTATGTGCCATGTCGCTGCTTCGGCACTCCTTAACGGAAAAAACGTGCTATACATCACGCTTGAAATGGCTGAAGAAAAGATTGCAGAACGAATTGATGCAAACCTTCTTAATGTACCAATCCAGGAGATAACCGATCTTCCTAAGTTAATGTTTGAGGATAAGGTGACAAAACTGGCACAAAAAACTCAAGGATCTCTAATTATTAAGGAGTATCCTACGGCATCTGCACATGCGGGACACTTTAGATCACTTCTTAATGAACTTGCACTTAAGAAGTCATTTAGACCTGATATTATTTTCATTGATTACCTTAATATATGTGCTTCCGAAAGGTATCGCGCAGGCAGCAATGTCAATTCATATACAGTTGTCAAGGCTATTGCTGAAGAACTTAGAGGATTGGCTTGCGAAGCAAACGTCCCTATCGTTTCTGCCACGCAGACCACTCGTTCTGGTTATGGTAGCAGTGATGTTGAACTTACTGATACCTCTGAGTCCTTTGGTCTCCCTGCTACTGCTGATCTTATGTTTGCCCTTATTTCAACTGAAGATCTTGAAGGACTCGGGCAAATTATGGTGAAGCAGTTGAAGAATAGATATAATGATCCAACTATTTCCAAGAGGTTTGTGGTTGGTATTGATCGTGCCAAGATGCGTCTGTATGATTGTGAGCAATCTGCACAAGAAGATATTCTTGACAGTGGGAAGGATGAAGAGTATACTTATGAAGAACCAAAACCTAAGAAGTCGTTCGACGGATTTAAATTCTGATGACTAAAGTTGATACCGAAAAATACGTTGAGTTTGTAAAAGAAGTTACCAGTGAACCTAGTCTTGACTATGGTGCAATGGCATCTCGTCTTGCTGAACTTGAAGTAACTGGAACTAATACTTCTCAGTTGCTCACTGCTGCTCTTGGTCTAACTGCGGAGTCTGGTGAGTTCACTGAAGTTGTAAAGAAAATTCTTTTCCAGGGCAAACCATACACTGAAGAGAATATCTTTCATATGAAGCGTGAACTGGGTGATATCTGTTGGTATCTAGCACAGGCATGTATGGCACTCGATACTAGCTTTGATGAGGTGATTGAGATGAATGTTGACAAACTTATGAAACGTTATCCTGGTGGTAACTTCGATGTCCACTATTCTGAAAATCGCCAAGAAGGCGACGTTTAATGCTCACTGTTTTCAACTACATCACAGCATTTTGGACTGTAGTAGTAATTAATTGTATTCAACCCGTTAATTGGAAATACTGTTATCGGGTTGATCAGTGGTTAGTTCCTGAAATTCATGAGGGATGGAAACTATACACGGGAGAGACAGTTCCCTATCAAAACGAAAAGGAATATCTCAAGGGGTTATAGCTCAATTGGTAGAGCGCCTGTTTTGCACGCAGGAGGTTTGGGGTTCGAGTCCCCATAACTCCATAAATATTTAAAAAGGGTAATGGCAACTGACGCAAGAGAGACTGCCAAACAGGAAAATGGTTCAAGAGTTTTCTTTGAACATGTTATAGAAAAAGGAAAAGAACCAACAGATAAAATGATGCTGTCTGTCTACGATGGGTATGGACCAGAATGGAGAGACACCTACCGTAAACAAACAGCAGCATTAAAGAAATACTTAGGCGTAAACAAGGGGTATGAATATTCCAGAGATAATGGAATAATGCCTTATATTGAGAAGATTGCAAAGATAGAGTGTGGTGTGTCTGTAAAGGATCGTTGGAATCCCATGGATATTGTATTAGTCAAGAAGAGTAAGAAAAAAGTTATTGAGGGAACTATAAAAGAACTGACTAATATAAAAGGAATGTCTAAAGAAGCAAAACTAGGATTGCTTAATGCTTACATGAGAGAGACTCTGAATGAAAAATTGCTTATTGGAGTTTCCTTAAAAGCAATTGCAAAAAATAAAAAGAACGCTTCTTCAGAAGTTGCTAATGCCGGAGGAAAGAGTATACCGACTGAAGTTGATATGGTTAAGGGATCTTTGAAATGCACATTGACATTAGGAAAGAAGAAACCATTTTTATTTGATACTGGTGAACTTGGTTTTGATATGGAAACTGCTATGGGTGGCAAAATTCATGGGCAGTCTAGAAACTTTCAGTATTCCAAGGAAAGGAATCTAGTTCAAACAGATCTTACACCAAAGGGAAAGGATGCTGGGGCTAAACTTGGTAAAGTTTCCAGTATTGCATTAGATTCTTTTCTTGAGGGTATGGGATTAAATCGTCCAACTTCAGCAGCAAAGGATAAAAACATCCCCCCTGTTGGTGAGTGGACTGATTCTGCTAAACGATACTGGATTGATTTGTATAAGAAGTTAGATTCTTCTGATATGGTTGACTTTGGTGAGGTTGCTGTATATGAAAATAATAGGAGAGTTGCTGAGGGTTTTGAATCAGTTCTAGATTATGCAATCATGTATGAAACGAAGAAAGCAGATAGAAGTTCTGCTGGAAGATTTTCTTCTAAGTTAGTTGCTATGGAGTGGGCAAATATTTGGGTGACAATAGCAAAGAAAGGTAAATCAAAAGAATGGTGTACTGCGCTTTACTATGGTGCAAAAAAAGAATTTGGTAATTCTAATGGACCATTTTTGAAAATTTACTAAATAATGTATAAGGACTATCAATATCAATGAAAAGTTTCTTTCAGTTTCTGACAGAGGCGCAGTCGCAAGCAAGTATGCAGGCGAAAAAACTGAACCTAAAGAGTGATGGACACGGTGGTTGGTTAGACTCCCGTGGAAAATTTGTTGCGACTACTGAAGATGGTAAGTTAAAGTTTATTGATAAGAAGAAAAAGAAAGTAGAGGATGACAAACCTACACAACCAAAAGCATCAGCAAGACCAGAACCTAAGGCAGAACCTAAGAAAACTGCACCTGAGGCGACTGGCGCAAAGAAAGCAGAAGCAGGTGAGGGTGGAGAAGGTTCTAGAGAGACTACAGAAACTCTGACCGTTACATTTGGTCGTTTCAATCCCCCTACTGTAGGACATGGCAAACTTCTTGCTGCCGCAAAGAAAGCAGCAGCAGGGGAAGACTTGAAGATTTATCCTTCACGTTCTCAGGATCCTAAGAAGAATCCACTTGATCCTGACATGAAGATTGGATTTATGAAGAAGATGTTCCCCGACTATGAGGAGAATATTGTTAATGATGATCAAATGAGATCTATCTTTAATGTTCTTACAACAGCAGACGAACAAGGATATAAGAATGTTAATATCGTTGTAGGATCAGATCGTCAATCTGAGTTTGAGAATTTGGCACAGAAGTATAATGGAGATCTTTATAATTTTGATCTGATTCGTGTCATTTCTGCTGGTGTAAGAGATGCGGATGCTGAAGGTGTTGAGGGTATGTCAGCATCCAAAATGAGAAAGGCTGTGGTTGATGATGACTTTGATGCTTTCCGTCGCGGCACTCCTAAAGAATTAGATGATGGTGATACTCAAGCACTCTTTGATGCTGTTCGTTCTGGTATGAAAATCAAAGCGAAGAAGAAAGAAGTTGCAGAGATGTGGGAGATTGCTCCTAGATTTGATGCTAAAGGACTTCGTGAGCAGTACATAAATGGAGTCATCTATAAGATCGGTGATATTGTTGAAAGTCTTCACACTGGTTTGATTGGGAAGATTGTCCGTAGAGGGACCAATCATTTAATCTGTGTAACTAAAGAAGACTATATGTTTAAGTCTTGGATACGTGATGTTATGGAGTATACTGAAAAAACAATGGATAGACGTATGAGAGTTCCTGGTAAACCTAATACTCTTGATGGTACGACTGGATATCTTAAAAATGCAATGGCAGCAACAGGAACATCTAGTATTAAGAATTTCATAAATAAGAATAAGAAAAGAAAGTAGCGAATTCCCATGTCTAATGGTATTGGTCCTAATCCTTTGAATCCCCTCTCAAAGATTTACTTAGAGCAAATTGCTGAGAAAAAAGACGACACGTATCTGGAACCAGATATGAAAAAGCGTCAGAAGAATAATGAAAAGGCACGTAAAGATATGGAGAAGATGGGGACTTCAATGAAGAACCCTCATTTTGAAGAGGTTGAGCAGGTTAATGAAATAATTGATCCTAAGGGTGCTGCTCGCATAGATGCTGCGAAGAAAAAGAATAAGGTCGATGTCTTTGCCTATGACAGAAAACTTCAGGCACAAGGAAAACTAAAGGGCAAAAAACTTCCTCCCCCTCCAACTAATGAGTCACTTGATCCTGTCGGAAAGGAAGACGGTGATGTCAATAATGACGGTAAGAAGGACAGCACCGATTCTTACTTGAC